CCCAGAACTCTGCCGCTGCGGGGTTGACCTCGGTCTTGTGGGTGCCGTGCTTGTACTGGTGCGCCAGCACTTTGCAGGTGTTGATCTCGCGCGAGAGGGGCGTGAGCACGAGGCGCTCCCAATGCTCGGTGCGGTACTTGTAGTCGCGCAACTGTGCCTCACGCGCACGGCGCTTGATGCGGTCCCGCTCCTGATCCTCGGCACTCAACAGGTGGGCGTTGTGCTCCGGGGCTGGCGGCCCCCGGCGTCCTTTGAATAGGCTCATTGGGCTTTCCTTTCTTTGTCTTTCCGGGTTTCAGGAGTGAAGTACTCTTGCCCGGTTTCTTCTTCCCACAGCCTTATCGCAAGCGCCGCCATGGCAAACTCTTCCTTGTCGTTTCCGTGCGGAGATTCGACATACTTCTTCACGTACTCGTCCACGGTCTCAATGTCCATTGGGTTCTCCTTCGGCGCTCTGCGCCGCGTCGTACGCCTGCTGCGCAAGCTGCCACAGGGCGTGGGCTTCGTCATACGCGGCGTACGCTGCGTCAACTACTTCCACTGGTGCGACGTTTCGTACTACTTTCACGTATGCCATAGCAGCGGCGACGCGGCGGTCTAGGTACACGCGTAGCGTTTCACGATCCATGCTCGTCCCTCCGGGTCTCGGCCAGCGTCTGGCGTGCCAGCAGCCACATACGGTGGGCTTCTTTGTATTCTTTCAGCGCTGCAGTCTCTTCGGGCGTGCCGCCGGCCGTCCTCTGGAAGCGCACGTTGGCTTCGTGCACGCGGTCTAGGTACACGCGTAGCGTTTCCTCATCCATTGCTTTCTCCTTGTGCCGCCTCGCGGCTCGCCGCCAAGTAGGCAGCCCGCGCCATCGCAGCCATGTCCTCAGCCTCTATGTACTCACGGTACCGCTGCCAGCGCAGGCTGCTGTTATTTGCTACTACCGGGACAGTGCGAACGTACTCCCGCCACGCCTCTTTGGCTTTGTCTTCGTACAGGGCTACGGTCTGCTCATCCATGACTTGCCTTTCGTTTTTGCTTGGGTGTAGCGGGCGTTCTGGCCTGTCGCAGTGCGGAGGCAGCGTGTTTAAACGCGGCGTGGAGCGAGGACATCTCCCAAGCATCGCCGCCTTTGTAGCTCATGTAGGCGGTCCATTTTGCAAAGGCGTCGTCGGCCAGCATGCGCAACCGCGCCTCGTCTGGGGTTTCCTCCGTCATGGTGCATCTCCTATGAACAAATTGGTGCGAGCCTTGGGGTAGTATTTGGCGTACCGGCGCTGCATGCCGGCCCTGACGCGTGTGGGTATCCAATGCCACCAGACGTGGGGGTTGGCGTCGTCGATCTGGTGCTGCAGGTCGCCAGCTTGCGCAAGGTGCGCCCGAAGGGCGTGGGGCATGGTGTTGGCCAGCTGAGTGGGGTCTTGCTGGTAGCGCTTGGCGTAGGTGGCCAGCGCGGTGCGGATCGTGCGCAGGGATTGGTTGTAGGTGAGCCAGAACTCCCGAGCTTCGGGGTTGTCGCTGTCCGCGCTCGCGGCGGCGTAGCGCTTGGCCCGGCCTTCGGCCATGGCCTGTTTGAATGCGGTATCGAGCTGGCGCCATGAGGCGGCGTGCTGCATTGGGTTTGCCGGCGGCCGGCCACGGCTGTCCTTGTACCCTTTGGCTTTCGGGCGGCGTTCCTTGCGGCATGCGGGGCAGTGGGCGCTGATAACTTTGGGCCGGCCGTGCGTGGCACGATCCGTCCACCCATACCGCTGGCGGTCCCGAAGCGTGGCGTCTACCTTGAACACATCCCGGGGAAACTCCCCCTTGCATCTCACGCAGCGTTTGAACTCAGGGACACGTGTCCCCGAACCGCGAACGGGTATGACCGTTCCCATCACCTCTTGTTGGGCGTTCGACAGCAGGGTAAACATCTCGTTGCCGGACAGAGGTTGGGGTGCGTGGGCATCAGCACGGGCGTCGAGCAGCGCTTGGACCCGCTTCCAAACTTCAAAATTCTGGGGGTAAGCGCGGGCGCGGAGGCGCGCGGTGTTGAGCGCAGCGTCGGCAATACGCTGGAAAAAGATGATCGGCTGAGGGGGCAAATCGCGCCAACTGTAAAATTTTCGCATAAATCGTATGTGTGTATAAGGTGAGTGCAGATACAAACCGAGGTATATGTCCACTTTGGACACGGCTGCAGGCCGCATGGATACTGGGTTTCCAGACTCTAACACACGTTTGAGGCGGTTTGGGCAAAAAACACCAAAAAGAAAAAGTCAAAGACTTTCAAAGAGAAAGAGTGTCCACTAATAGATACTTATATATATACATGATATAAAGATAAAGATAAATGCGTTTTTTGGGGAGGTGGACAGCCCTATATAAATCAACGCTTTAGGAGCGTGAGGCGAAAACAGGAAGGGTAAGACCCCCGGACAAGCGCTAGTAGTGTAAAGTTATGTAAAGATGGCGTCTTAACCGGGGGTCTGGCACACTTCTTGCTATGCGCGCCGCGCAGCGGCGGCAAGGATCGCCATGGCACGGGCTGCCCTCGGGTCAGGTCCCCCGACAGGGGGAGGCGCCGGCCTCAGATGCCCACGCTTGATGAGCTCGAACCGGATGGGGGAGAAAGTGGGCACGCGCCGCGTGCCGATCCCGCCCCACTTCGTGGTGCTCCCGGCGCTCATGCTGCGCTCCTTGCGGCCGCAAGGCCGGCGCTCCTGCGCTTCACCACGCGGACCTCGGGCTTGTACGCGTAGGTGTAGTTGAACCCGTTGTTGGTCACGGCAACCAGCCACGGCAGGCCTGCTTCTCGAAGGCAGAGGTGCGAACGCGCCGCAGGCCGCGCGATGTGCATGAAAGGGATCATGCCGGTTTTCTTGAATTGCATGGTAGCTCCTTGAAACTCAGGGACAGGTGTCCCCGAACAGTGGTGCACGAAGGTGCAACGACACTCCAATGCCCACGCGCGTGGGCATCAGGCTGGCGTCAGCGGGGTCAACCCCAGATCAGAAGCCGCAGGCCGAAGCCGCGATTAAACGCCCGCAGAGCGCGTCCCGTGCGTTGCACGTAGGGTAGTCCATGCTGGTGCTGGAAACCTTCCCAGAAGGCGCGGAGCACGCCGCCTTGACGGCGCGGCAGCGGTGGGTAGTAGGTGTGTCGTGACATAAAAGTTCCTTGAGGGACATGTGTCCCTGAGTTTTAGGTGACGCCTCCGGCGTCCGGGGCGACAAAGAGGTTAAGACCCCGCTTCACGGGGCCGAAGATGGTGTGCGTGAGCACGAAAGAGGTTAAGACACATCAGAGACGTGGCAAGCCTCCCTCGCACCCCCGGATTCGCATTGATGCCAAAAGCGCATCAATCTCAGGGACGCGTGTCCCTGAACTTCGCCGTTATTCAGCGATTTCGCGCATGAATCGACGCTGTTGCGCCGCCGTCAACTTGCCGTACTTGGCAACGAGTTGCGCCACCGGGTCAACCTTGCTGGCGCCCTTGGCTTCGTTCGTGCCCACGCACGCCTCACGCAGTCGGCTGACAGCCTTTTTGGCCGTCTCATACTTCGGGCTGTCCTGATCCAGTTGGGGCTTGCCCGCGCTGCGACCGCCCTCGGCAATAGCCACGGCTACGCCGTAATGCTTGCCTGCCGCTCGAACTGCCAGCGGGTAAATGCTCTCCCACGTCTTGAGCCCGTCGGCCTTGGCCGCTGCGAGCACGGCTTGCGCCAACGTCTGTGTCTTGTCGAGTGCACCGAAGAAAGCATTGATAGCCTTGAAGGTGTTGGTGTGATTGGTAGCCATGTGATTCTCCAAAAGAAAAGCCAGCGAACGTGCTGGCCGTAGCAGCAAGGGCCAATCCCTAACCGCTGTCTCTATTGTATGGAAGTGGGGGTCTTTACCCTTTTTGGGCAGTCTTGAGAGGGTACGGTACGGGTGGGGCCGGTTTGTGGTGAAGTGTGGAGGGGCGTGGTATTAATACTATTTCACACCAATTCCGACCACAAATGTTAAAAAATAAAAATTTAGTTCACACCAACCCCCACATAAGATGTTAAAAATTAGAACTTCGGCACCACGCAAACAGAAAAATGTAAAATTTTGAACATCAGCACCACCCCAATGAAATTTTGTAAAATTTTTAACTCCGTACCCACCCCTTGACAGCGACGAAAACCCCGTGGTACTCTGGCGCCGGCGCTTTGCAGCGCCGCTCACTTCTCCTAATTACCCCGCTTCGGCGGGGGTTTTTTCAACGATGCTCGATCATCTGCTCGAAGTCACTGAGACCCCCGCCAGTTTCCTGCCGGTAGAGAAGGCCACGCCCCAGCGCTTGGCGCTGGCGCAAGCCGAGACCGACGCTTGGCTCAAGGAGATGGGCGTGCCGGACGACGAGGACATCGAGCAGGACCTGCAGCGCGACGCCGCGCGAAAGGCGTTCAAGGCCGTGGCCACGGCCGCCCCCACAAACGAACAGAAGCAGGCGCTTCTTGAGGTGAAGTCGCAGTCGGCGTACGCCCACCTGCAGACCATGCTGACCGCCTACGACTGGGAGTTCGTGCATCAGGCCAAAGAGCTGCGCGGACTGGTGGTGACAAAGCTGGTCGAGCACGTAGACCACGCCGACGCCAAAGTGCGCTTGCGCGCGCTGGAGATGCTGGGCAAAGTCACCGAGGTGGGGCTGTTCACCACCAAGGTCGAAGTGACCAAGAAGGAAGAAGTCCCCGACACCGAGCTGGAGGAGCGCATCCGCGCCAAGATCGAGAAGCTGCAGAAGATCGCCGGCCGCCTGCAGGACGTGACCCCCAAGGATTCCAAAGACCCGCTGATCCTCGACGCCGAGGAGATGGCCAAACCGGAGGTTGACGATGAGTGACCGCCCTCAGTGGCTGTACCGGGATTTGATCGTCGGGCCTTACGTGACGCTTTGCCTGACCGAGAAAGAGTTTCACACCGAGCTGCGGCGCATGAGCCCGAAGATCACGCCGCCGGCATTCTTGCAGACGTCACATGCCCACGCCACAGCGCATCACTTTGAGAATCAGAAGGGCGATCTGTGCTGCGTTGTCTGCCTCGGGGACTGCTCTGGCCGCAGGGGTGTTGAGGTCGCGGGCCTGTTGGTGCACGAGGCGGTGCACATCTGGCAAGAGTTTGCGGCGCGGATCGGGGAGAACTCCCCCAGCGCGGAGTTTGAGGCGTACGCCATCCAGAGCATTTCCCAGCGCTTGATGGCCGAGTTTGAACGTCGGATCACAAAAAAGAAGGGCAAAAAATGAGTTTCCTGACTGGCGTCCTCGTTTTCACCGGCGCCGTGACGTGGGTGGTGATTCTGCTGATCGCAGCCCTCTGGGCCCTCGGCCGTGTAGAGTTTCACAGTGTTGACCCCCGCAACCCCAACCGCCCTGACGCCTGAGACGCTTGCCGAGCTGACAAGCAAACTGCACCTGCTGGACCCGCAGGAGCAGAAGGCCCTGCTTCGGGACATGGAGGCCTATGAGGAGCGCTTGCTGCTGCAACAGCAGCGTGACGACTTCCTGTCATTTTGCGCGGCGGTGTACCCGGACTGGAAAGAAGGGCCCCACCACCGGTATCTGGCGCCCAAGCTGGTGAAGGTGCGCGACGGCGAGATTCTGCGGATGTCCATCTCCATGGCTCCGCGCTTTGGCAAGTCAGTGACCACTTCGTTTCTGTTTGTGGCGTGGTATCTGGGGCACAACCCGTCGCATCACATCATGATGGTCACGCACACCGCTGCGCTGTCCGACTCCTTCGGGCGCTCCGTGCGCAACTTGCTCGACTCGCCTGTTTACCAGAAGATATTCCCGGGAACCAAGGTGTCCAAGGACAAGTCGGCGGCCGGCGACTGGACGACCACGGCGGGGGGCAAGTATCTGGCTGTCGGCGTCGGGGCCAACGTGGCCGGGCATGGCGCTCACCTGCTGCTGGCGGACGACCTTGTGTCGGAGAAATCCGTGGAGTCAAACCCGGAGGTGAACTTCGACGCGGCGTGGACCTACATGCAGGTGGGCCCGCTGCAGCGCTTGATGCCCGGGGGGAGAATAGTGATGATCGGGACTCGCTGGGGAGCCCGGGACCCGATCGGCCGCGCGCTGGAGTGGGCGCGCAACAACCCGCTCAGTCCGCAGTGGGAAGAAGTTAGATTCCCTGCTCTCCTCCCCTCTGGCAAGTCCTTGTGGCCCGAGGTGTGGTCGGTGGCCGAGCTGGAGGCCAAAAAGGCGTCCATGTACCCCCAGTTCTGGGCGGCGCAGTACATGCAGGAGCCGACCTCCGAGGAGGGAGCGCTCATCAAGCGGGAGTGGTGGAAGCAGTGGCTGGAGGACGAGCCACCGCCGTGCTCGTACATCATCATGTCGCTGGACGCGGCGGCCGAGACCAACAACCGGGCGGACCATTCGGCCATCACGACATGGGGTGTCTTTACCGACGACAAGATCATGGACGGGGCCCCGCAGATCATCCTGCTCAACGCCATCAACAAGCGGGTGGAGTTCCCCGAGCTCAAGGAGATGGCCCTGACCGAGTACAAGGAGTGGGAGCCGGATGCGTTCATCGTGGAGAAGAAGTCCAGTGGCACGCCGCTGTTCCAAGAGCTGCGGCGCATGGGGATTCTGGTGCAGGAGTTCACCCCGCACCGGGGGTCGGGCGACAAATTTGCCCGGATGAACGCCGTCGCAGATATTTTCAGATCGGGTCTTGTGTGGTACCCTGCCGGGCGTAATTGGGCGGAAGAGGTCGTGGAGCAGGTGGCGGCCTTTCCTTTTGGGGACGGCGACGACTTGGTGGACTGCACATCGTGCGCCATCACACGGTTTCGCACCGGCGGGTTCATCCGGCTGCCGTCAGACGAGAAAGACGCTGAGCCTGCCTTCCGCCGTCGGGCGGCTTACTACTGAGGCACAAAATGATTGACAAGTCACTCCCCGCCGCCGGCGACGTCGCCGTTGAAGGCATCGAGACCCTTGAGGTGGTGCTGCCGGACATCGTGGAGAACGCTGACGGGAGCGTGGAGATCACGCTGAACCCCGGGTCTGAGCCGGCCAAGGAGCTGTCGGACTTTGATGTGAACCTCGCGGAGCACCTCGACGAGTCTGTACTCAGCACAATCGCTTCGGACCAGCTGGAGCTGGTGAACGCCGACATGCAGTCGCGCAAGGAGTGGATGGAGACCTTTGTCAAGGGTCTGGACGTGCTGGGCCTGAAGTACGAGGAGCGCACCGAGCCGTGGGATGGCGCCTGCGGGGTGTACTCCCCGGTGCTGACTGAGGCTGCAGTTCGGTTCCAAGCCGAGTCGATCATGGAGACGTTCCCGGCCTCAGGCCCGGTCAAGACCCAGATCATCGGCGCCATCGACAAGATGAAGGAGCA